ATTGGTGGCCCTGGTACTGGTTTTTATCCTGGTGGTGGTGGATCATTAAGCGGCGGAGGAGGCGGTGGTGGGTCTCCTGGTGGCACTAGTGCTGTTAATGGAACTTCTGGTACTAGCGGAGATTATGGTGGTGGTCAAGGTGGTGGATCTGGTCTTTGCTGCGGAATGAGAGGCGGTGGTGGTGGATCTGGATATTATGGCGGCGGTGGAGGCGGCGGTGGTTATAACAGTTATGATGGAGCTGGTGGCGGAGGTGCTTCTGGTTATGCTACTAGTGGTATTACTGATCTTTACACACTTGATGGATTCGTTGGATCTTCTTCTGGTGCTATTGTTCCTGCTTCTAACGACCCAGATTATATACAGGGATATGGTGGGTCAAGTCAAAATGGATTAGGATTTATTCAATTCATTATTGGTGTCGGTGAAGAAATATTCACTACATATGGAACTTATACATGGACATGCCCAGCTGGTGTTACTAGTGTTTGTGCTGTTTGTGTTGGAGCTGGTGGAAGAGGTGGCGGCGCTGGTGGCGGCGGCGGTGGACTTGGTTGGAAGAATAATATTTCTGTCACGCCAGGACAATCTTATACAGTTGTTGTTGGTAGAGGTGGACAACCTGGCGCAGCTAATGGAGGTGATTCTTATTTCATCAACACTTCTACTGTAAGAGGTGGTGGTGGTAAAAATGGATGGAATGGCGGCAGTGGTGGTAATTACACTGGTGATGGTGGTGGTAATGGTGGATCTGGAAGTGCCCAAACTACTTGGGGTGGCGGCGGCGGTGGTGCTGGTGGTTACTCTGGTAATGGAGGAAACGCAAATACACTGTATGGATCTTCAGGATCTGGCGGTGGTGGTGGCGGTGGTGCTGGTCACTCGGATACTGACTCAAATGATGCGAAGCGTAAAGGCGGCGCTGGTGGTGGCGTAGGAATTTATGGTCAAGGTGCTAATGGAGCAGGTGCCCCATATTCTGGATTAGGTGGTGATGGCGGTGCTGGTGGATCTGGAGGTGGTAATGGTACTTCATCAACAGTTCATACTGGTGGATCTGGTGGTCTTTATGGTGGGGGAAGCGGTGGAACCAACGAAGCGCCTGGAGGTTGGGTATCTGGAGGTTATGCTGGAGAACCAGGAGGAGGTGCTGTGCGAATTATTTGGGGTAGTGGAAAATCTTTCCCGAATAATGCTGCGGCAGGTTGACAACCTTTTCTCTATCTGCTATATTGTATGAGTACTTCAAAGGAGATTAATGGCAAAGCGCCCTTCGTTGACCAATAAGGAAACTATCGAACCGAAGAAAAAAATGACCCGCCAAGGTCAAGGTCAGCATACTAAATACAGTGCAACCTCCAGAAATGGAGCCCGTAAACGCTATCGAGGACAAGGTAAAGGTTAATGGCAGAACAACAAGCACCACAACCAAAAACTTATGGTTATGTCGTGGGTAAAAGACCTTCTGAACAAGAGCACCCTGACAAAAAAACTGAGCAAAAGTGATAAAATGACGAAATTTCGTCATTTTTTTTATAAAAACCGCGATTTGGAGTCAAAATTCGGGATAGCAACCCCGTAAAAAGTTCTGTTAAACCCCTAAAAAGGAAAAACAGATGGCAAACAACCCAAATCCAGACAGAAATGTCGATATTATGATGGAAAATTGGGGCACAAATCGGTTAATTACCGATTATGGGTCTCTGAATTATCAAAAACCTAATAATCCGCCAGTAAATAGGCTTTCAAGACCTTGTGGCGGCAAGAATGGGTTTGATGATTATGTAGAGAGATGGCACTGACCCCATAAATAAATAAAACATCTCATGTCAAATGGCGTTAAAGGCATCAAGATCCTATAAGGACTTGAGTTTTACATTCAAAACCAACCCCTTAAGAAAGGATTTGAACATTCTCAAGGACGAAAATGCGATTAAGAGATCTCTCCTTAATCTTTTTTCGTACAGAAAGGGTGAAAAGTTCTTTAACGCTTCATTTGGCAGTGGAATTCCTGATTTATTATTTGAACCATTTGATTATATTACTGCTGGATCTATAAAAAATGAAGTTGAGAATCTACTCAGTTTATATGAACCAAGAGTAAATTTGCTTGAAGTGGTTGTTAATCTGAATGAAGATCAGTATGAGTATGATATTCAGGTAGTTTATAGTATTCCCGATACTAGTGCTCAAGTTTTCAGTACTACATTAACTCTAACATCTTCATCAAAGATATAATAAATGGCATTCGCACAAGTTAGTTCACTAGATTATTCTGATATTAGATCTGCTCTGGTTGAGTACCTGAGGAGAAATACGGATTTTACTGATTATGATTTTGAGGGATCGACTCTTTCTGCTATTGTCGATCTGCTAGCATACAATACTTATTATACTGCCTTCAATACAACGATGGCAGTGAATGAAAGTTTCCTGACATCCGCTTCACTCAGGGACAATATTGTAAAAATTGCCAAGCAACTGGGTTACACACCAAAATCTGTAACCTCATCAAATGCTTATGTTAAATTAAAAGTTGATTTCAGTAGTGTTGCTGCTATTGACCAGAGACTTGTACCTAAGTTTTTAACTCTCAGAAAGGGAAATTGTTTCATTGCTTCAAATCCTGAGAACAGAAATGAAACTTTTCAGTTTGCTACTCTTGAAGATGTAGTTACACCAGTAGTAAACAATATCTGTTATCTCACAAATGCTGGTCTTGATCAGTTAAAAATCACTGAAGGCATTTACTTAACATTTAATTATACCGTAGATAAGACTATACCAAATCAGAAATTTATAATTCCTACTGCTAATGTAGATATTGAGACAATTAAAGTAAAAGTAAGGGAAAACTCTCTCTCCTCAGATACTGAAACATTTGTAAAGGTAGAGAATATTCTGGATGTTACAGCACAGGATAAAGTTTTCTTTGTACAAGAAGTTGACGATTCTAGATATGAATTAATCTTCGGTGATGGAGTTCTAGGAAAGGAACTTCAAGATCGTCAAATAGTTGAAATTACATACTTGACTTCATTGGGTTCAAGTGCTAACAACATCAAGAATTTTGTATTTTCTGGTGAGATTTATGACGAAAATCTTAACAGAGTACTTACTGGAGTTACAACAACCGTTGTAACTGGTTCTGAGGGCGGTGATGACATTGAGGATGAAGATTTAATCAAGAGAAATGCCCCTCAATTCTATGCTTCTCAGAATAGAGCAGTTACTTTGAATGATTATAAGATCATCACTCAAAAACTTTACTCAGCAATTGCTGATATTATTGTTTACGGTGGTGAAAGCGAAGATCCCCCTGAGTATGGTAGAGTAAAGATTGCGATTAAACCAAAATATAGTGATGTTTTGAGTAATTCGACAAAAAGAGATATTCTGACTAAACTTAAGAAGTATACAGTTGCTTCTGTGACACCTGTGATTGTTGATCCTTCTATTGTTGAGGTTCTTGTTAGATCAAAAGTATATTATAGAACAACTGATACTAATTTGACTACTGAGCAGATCAGAAATGTAATTATTGAAAACTTGACTCAGTATAGAGATACCAACAATATTAGTAAATTTGGTGGATTGATTCGAAAAAGTAGAGTAACTACAGTAATTGATGCTTCTGAAGAATCTATCACTGGCAACAGCACATCATTTGTCTTAAGAAAAACTTTGAAACCTGCTTTAGCAACAAATGCTCAGTATTTGCTGTGCTATGTAAATCCATTTAAGACAAATTGTAATGGAGAGACAACTATTAGTTCAACACCATTTAGAATTGTCAGCAATCCCAATGATGATGCGTACTTAGAGAATTTAGAGGATGGAACAATTAGAATATATACTATTGATTCAAATACTGCCACTAAAAAAATATTAGTCGATAATGCTGGAACAGTTGATTTTGAAAGAGGTGATATTACTCTTGATTCTATTCAAATTGTGAAGGGTACTAACGAAGATAATGAAATTTTTATCAGTGCTTTACCTTTAAATGATGATATTTCAGCAGTCAGGGAAGTTTACTTAGAACTTTCGGTACAAGATAGCACATTCCAGATATTCCAAGAAGAAGTCTAAGATGAATTTTAACAAATTAAGCATTTCAGA